ATCGAGAACATGAACACCATGTTTTGGGCTGATGGGTCGGGCAACAGCAGCAAGGACTGGAATGGTCTAGCTCTCATTGTCGGTGGCACGGGCGTGAGCCTGGGCGGAATCGACCCGAGCGGCTCAGGCAACTCGTTCTGGAAGTCCACTGAAGTCGATCAGAGTGGTGCGATCACTGTAGCCAGCATGGCGAACATCTATAACACCATTTCGGTTGGTAACGACCAGCCGACGATTGGCATCACCACGCAGGCTTTGTACGAGAAGTACGAGGCACTCCTGGAGAGCCAGATTCGGTACACGGATACCGACATGGCTGACGGCGGGTTCCAGAACCTGCTGTTCAAGGGCTGCCCCGTGACCTTCGACGATGCGTGTTCCTCAGGTCAGTTCCTGTTCCTGAACACCAAATACCTGCAGTTGGTTGCTCACAGCGATGTCTGGTTCAAGCCGACACCGTTCGTGCGCCCAACCAACCAGGACGCTGTGTACTCACAGTTGCTCTGCTACGGGCAGCTCACATGCAGCAACCGTGCACGACAGGGCTTCATGTACGGAGCTACCTGATCCTGATGGGACGAGGATTCGCTTACGCTCACAAGGTTGGCTCACGCCCATACGGGCAGCCCGCTGGCGACAACTTTCGGGATTCGACACCACGGCCTCAAACCGTGGGGTTCTCCCGCAACATCCAGCAAGTCAACCCGATAGGCGGCGAACCTGTTGTCCCAGAATCGGTCAAGTGCAGTTCTCTGACCCGCGACGGGGTGCCCTGCAAGGGGCGCCCCGTCGGGGACGGAGACCTGTGCGTCTTCCATAGGGAGTAGCCGTGGACATTTCGACCATGCGGTCGTATGTCCGCTCAGTGGTTGACATCGACACGTCGGACATTTCCGACGATGTGATGAACCGCTTCCTGGGTGAAGCCTACGATGTGATCGTCTATTCGGAGAAACGCTGGCCGTTCTTCGAGGTTGCGACCACGTTCAGCACTGTGGCCTCTCAGAAGGATTACACGGTCGCTGTTGTGGGGGCGTCGGTCACGAACGGGTTGCGTGAAATAGCAGCCATCAGGACCGACAATCATGTCCTCGAATACATCGGCCGTGACGACGGCGATGTGATCTACCCGTTGGATGGCAACACGACGGGTAATCCGTGGTATTGGTCTTTCTGGGCTGATTCGATTCGCCTCTACCCGACCCCAGGGTCGGTCGACACTGTTTACGTTCGGGGGTATAAGGATCCTGCGGCGTTTGGCGCTGGGGTCTCAGACGCCACTGAGCCGTCTGATCTGCCGACACCGTTCCACATGGTTCTCGCTACTTACGGGATTGCGCGTGCTTACGAGCAGCAGGAAGATCCGACGATGTCGGCGCAATACTTTTCGATCTTCAACCAGGAGTTGGAGAACCTTCGTGCCCGCTACGAGGACATGCCGGCGGCACAGCCGGTCAGGTTGAACAGCCGGTCGGTGTCGCGGTGGATGTCGCAGTCGTACCTGCCGAATCGGTTGCGTTATTCGTGGGAGCTGTAGGTGGCCTCCACTACTTGGAAGCTTGAGGCCCTTGAGGCTTTCACGGGTGGTCTGAATCTTCGTTCCGATCAGTTCAATCTGGCCGATAACGAATCTCCCTGATCTGCTCAATGTTCTTGTTGATCCGCGTGGCGGCATCCGTCAACGTGATGGTGTGGACCGTAGGAACACGACGGCGTTGAGTGCCGACATTCAGGGCATCTGGGCGTTGCACACTGATAGTGGCACCAATCAGGTCATGGTCAACTACAGCACGAAGGTCGCCCACAGCGCGGCGGCGAACTTCACCGACCTGACCGGTATCACTTCTCGGACGGACGGCAGCCGCGTGTACGGCGTGACGATGAACAATGTTGCCTACGGGGTGTCCTACGACCAGGTGTGCTTCAAGTGGGATGGGACGACAGCCGCCGATTTGGGGGTCACGTTCGGGTCGGGCGGCAACATGCCGCAGGCCCAGTACATCGCAGCGTGGAACAACTTTGCGTGGGTTGCCAACACCTACGAATCGGGAACGAACCACAAGTACCGTTTGCGATGGTCGAACGCCAACGATCCTGAAACGTGGACGGCCGCCGACTATGTCGACATCGACAAGGGCGACCACGGCGACTACATCACGGGCCTGTGCCCGATGGGTGACCGCCTGCTGGTGTTCAAGTCGAACAGTGTGCATGCCGTGTTCGGCTTCGACTCTGATTCTTTCCAGGTTGTGACGTTGAGCAACGATGTCGGGTCNGTTCCGTTGTCGTCGCCGGTAGCGACACCGTTCGGGGTGTTCTTCTGGTATGCCGACCAGGGCGNCTACCTGTACAACCGTGAGGGGTTCGTCTGGGTGTTCGACAAGATGTCGCCGGCCGTGGACGACGGACGCATCTCGTTCGCCACGAACCCGCAGCTCGGATGGGGNAACAACAAGCTGTACGTTTCGGTCGACTGGACTGAGGCCGGCGCGACGACCCGTCGGACGTTGATCTACGACCCGACGATTGCCGGCGGAGCGTGGATAACTACCGATATTGATGCTGCGGCCATGTATTCGTACCGGCCACCGAATGATTCTTCAACCGTTTACGGGGCGTGTGTCGCCAACACGGGCGTGTTGATCGACGTTGAAGACGAACAGAACCGGTCCACAGACCGGTACGGGTCGTCAGCGGAAACGCACATTTCGTCGTATTTTGTTACACGGTGGGTGTCGGGCAAGAATCCGATTGTGAAGAAACGGTGGGGCCGGCCCCGTTTGGTGACCTCTGCTGAGGCGACCATTTCGTTGCCTGTCTCCATTTTCAAGGATTACGACAAGTCTGCTGCCACCGGCAGCTTCACTGTGAGCATTTCGGGGAAAACGTCTACGTCGCTGTGGGGGACAGCCAAGTGGGACGACGGTGATGACACGTCGCCGTATTGGGCGGCGTGGGATGCGATCTCGCGTGATCTCACCGCTGTGGTGCTGAATCTACCCACACTCGGGACAGCGAAGGCTGTAAGTGTGAAAGTAAGCGGCCCGACTTCTAACAACCATTGGGAAATGAACGCTTTGGCTTTCGCCTACACGCCTAGGAGGCTCAGATAAATGGCAACACTGGCCGTTACTAACTCGTTCTCCGCTGGGACGACCATCGTCGCAGCGGACATGAACGAAAACTTTGACGACGTTGAGGCGTTCGTCAACAGCACTCCTGGTGTCGTCCAGAACGACATCGTTGACGCCAAAGGCGACATCATTGCGGCTACAGCCGCTGATGCTGTCTCCCGTTTGGCTGTGGGTACCGACACCTATGTGTTGACCGCCGATTCGGGCGAGGCGACGGGTCTGGCCTGGGCAGCTCCGACGACTGGGGATGTGACCGGTGTCGCGGCCGGCACGAACATTGATGTTGCGTCGGCTTCAGGGCCGGTTCCGTCGGTGGCTTTGGCGATTGACGCTGCGGTTGATGTCGGGGCCGATGGTGCGGGCGTCGACATGACGTTCCATTCGACCACGGCCGGCGACTACATGCTCTGGGACGCTTCCGAGGAGAAGCTCATCATCGAGGGCACCAATGCGGCCACGGCCCTTGATGTAACCGACGGCAATGTTTCCATCGGGGACGGGACACTCACGGTTAGCGGGGCGCTGACGGTCGGTGCCGACGGGGCGGGTGCCGATGTCACATTCCACTCGGCCACCGCTTCGGACAACTTCCTGTGGGATGCCAGCGACGAGAAACTGGTTATCACCGGCACTGATGGTCAAAACGCCTTAGAGGTCGCTGACGGTGATGTTTCGATTACGGACAAACTGACCGTCACCGGTCAGATTGTCACGCATCTGCTTGTTTCAACTGAGTCTGGTACGACTCATGCCCCTGCTCTTGGGGACGAGAACGCGTACATCCTGACGACACATGGTACGGGGATTACGGTCACGTTGCCGCAGAACTCCGCTCAGGCATTCGCCATCGGTACGACTATTTACTATGAACGCAACGGGGCGGGGACGCTCACGTTCGCCGCCGGTACTGGTGCAACGATTACATCGAAAGACAGCACCTTGACCTGCGCCGATAGGTACACGGCTGTATGCGCCTTGAAGATTGGCACTAACGCCTGGTCCCTGATCGGAAACATCGGCTAGATGTCTTTCTTTCTTGCAGCAGTCGCCGGTCAAGCAGCGGCGCCACCGTTCGGATACTCGACCACGGGTTCTCCGACGCTCCGCTCCCACGGCATCTACACCTCCCTCCATTGGACCGGCGA